TCATTTCGACAAATCTCCCCGTTTTGTTCGAGCTTCAAGTCTCTTCCGCGCGCCAACGCGGCGCTGTTGGATCGTCTTCTTCGCGTATAGAACGGTCATGTCTGCGGTCTTGTGGCCGCTGAGCGCGCGAAGCTGCGCATCGGTCAATTCCGCATCGGCTCCCTCCGTGTTGCCGCCGTGACGAAGGCCCATGAACTTTTCATCGGGATCGAGGCCTGCTGCCTTGCGATGATAGGCCACGACATGTCGGAAGTAATCTTCCTTCCACGGTAGATAGATCTTGCGTCGTCTATCTGGGCGGTCCCGCATGACGACGAGCGTGCCGCGACGTTCCATGCTATCGAGCCGCTCCATCAGCTCGGGCCACAGGGCTGTCCCGTCCTCGTCGTAGAGGGGAAGATCGACCAGTTCGCCTGTCTTATGGTGCCAGATCCGGGCCATATCAGGAGCCTCGGCAGGGCGGTAATGCGCCCAGCTGAATCGACTTAGGATGTCAATCTCGCGCTGCAGCCAGAAGAACGCGATCATCGCGGCCGTGGCGACTGAGTGATCTCCCGCCTCGTCGCACACCTTCACGAACCGCATAAGACTCTCGTAGCTGACCGGCTTAGTGGACTTCGCCTTGTACTTGAGCCCCATCTTCGAGAAAGGGTTGTCCAGCGGCACGATTGCGGGCTTGGATCGTCTCGCGATAAACCAAGCCCGTCGACTGACCACCATGGCGCTGATGGCCGTCCGTGTCCGCTCCCGCAGCCGCACAGCGGGTTTCCCGTCTGGGCCTATGACTGGCTGCCCCTCCTTGTCTAGAACGGGCTCTCTGACCGTCTTGAGCGCTGCGAAGAGTTTGTCTGCGGCGCCAGGCGTGATGCTCTTGAGCTTCAGAGATCCAAACCGACTCCCGTTCTTCAGGAGATAATCGGCCACGAGTGAGGCGGCCGCGTCATAGCTCTTCCGGGTCTTGGCGGCCTTGGTCTTGTATTGCGGCGAAGCCTTGTAGATTCTGATCATCCAATCAAAGGTTCCGGCAAGCGCTTTGCCCTCACCAGCGGCGGGGGCGTCGGTCTCGCCCCCCTTGTTCCAGGCGTCGAACTGAGGGTTCAGAACCTCGTCGCACCGCTTCTTGGCCTCGCTGTAGTCCGTCCCAAGGGCCTCATTGGCCATGGTGCAACCGGCCTTCTTCGCCCAGGTTGGCGCGGACCAATAATAACCGGTTCCGCCTGAGGCGAGGCGTCGGGCAACCATGTATTTCGGCCATCCGGCAGGCTTGCGGCGCTTCATCAGATCAGATCTTCCGCGTTCTCAACAACCTCAGACCCATCCTGCCGCAGTCCGTGGCGACGTGCGATAGTCTCTTCCAGCTTCAAACGGTGCCATTTGGGTAAGCTACCGCGTTCACTTCGTGGCTGGCAGTACACGCCGCGGCTGACCTTCTTCAGGAATGCCTCGACGCTCGGCTCGTCACAAAACGCGGCAGCCGTCTCGGCTCTCATCTCCAGGGGCCAAGCCCCTGGCGGATATGAAACGGGCCGTCCCATCTCATCTCTCCATGACCGTAGCAATTCCCCGAATGGTTCCGCTTGAACGGGCCCATGTCTTTTCATTCAATGGGTTGGGGATCATGGGTTAGGCCTGTTGGGAGGGGGGGGCGGTGAGAATGGACTTACCCGCCTCAGTGATCCGCCATTCGGTGCGCGTCATGCGGACTGGACCGTCACCCCACGATGGCGGTGTCACATCAAGGCTGCGTCTCTCGATAAGCCCGTGGCGCAACAGTGGGTCGCGTGGGCGGCTATCGCCATGGAGCGGCTCAAGCTGCCAGTCCTCCGGCGCGCTCGCGAGCATCCGCATTTGAGCATCGGACAGCTTCCTCATTCCCCCTCTCCCTTGGCCTGAGTGGACTGGAGGGCGGTGAGGCCGGTCCCGTCGCAGTCTGGGCATTCGGCTACTGCCTCGTCGCCTACATCGCCCTTATGCGGATGGAGGTATCGCTCCCAATCTGTGACGATCTCGCCGTTGCCTTGGCAACATGGGCAGGATGCCGCCCCCTCTACCCGTTGCTTGATGTGCTGGAGGTCAGTCACGATCAGCCTCCGTTTTGAGAGCGGAGAGAGCGGCGTCGATGCGTTCGACCGCCGGGGCTAAGTCTCTCTCACCATGAGCAAGCGTTAGAAGATCGCGCCTTGCATCCTCCAGCACAGCCGTCAGCGCGGCTACTTGGGCTCGGGAGGATTGGAGGGCGGCTTCAGCGCGAGCAATGCGTTGGTGCTGCACCCAATTTTCATCAAGTGCCTTCAGTGCCTCATCCCGCTCGGCAGTCAGATCCTTCACCTTCTGGGAGAGGGTGAGGAGGAGCGCAGCGCCCTCTTCGCACGCCTGCCGTGATGCAAGGACCATCACGCCGTCTTCGTCGGCCTGCTCATAACTGCGGAGAGCCTCGGCAACCTTGCCGAGACGACCCTCCGCTTCGTTCAAGCTCTCAGGCTGGCGGGAGGCGAGTGTCGCGATACCGCGAGCCTTCGCAAAGCCCGCGTAATAGTCGGCGTGTGCCCTCAAGAGGGCGTCTAACTCTGTCTCTTCCCCGCCCCCTGTCTGCTTGGCAGAGGAGGGATTAGGGGTGACATCCGTCGCTGCGCTCCTCTTCGCCGTGTTTTCGGACTGAGTCTCAGCGATGGGGTGAAGCATAGCCCGCATATTCCGGAGAGCGTTTACCTTCGCTTCCGCTGCTTCAAGCTCTTGGTCAACTCGGTCAGCAATCTCGCTGACAGCCTGAATTGTCACCGTGTGATGCGGGTCGTTATTGACATACTTCTCAGCTTCTTCCTTCGGCAATCTCCACGCCTCTGCGAGGCTGTAGGTGTAACCCTGCGCGTTCGGGCGGTAGAACGCGCCACTGTGCCGAATCACATACTCCTCACCTCGACTCTGCGACGGGGCACTGTCGGTTCTTGCGGTACGAGGAGCGTCAGCGACGGAGGTCACATAATCCTCTTTCATCTTCTCCCCTCTCTCTGCCGTATCCCCTGTGGTGTCAGTCATGGGAGGAGTCCTAGCGGTAGTGGCTGATGACAAAGGGCTGAATGCGAAAATCGGTCAGGTGCTCTTTCGCGAGTTCCAGCACGTTGCCGAACTCCTCAAGTTCGGAGGCGCTTAGATCGCCCTCGGGGAAGACCGGCTCATAGAAGCCCTCATGATCTTGGGTCTTGGCCAGAACCTTGCCGATGGCGACATAGCCACCGCCCATCCCATCATAGAGAACAGTGATCCCGTTCTTGCCCTTGATGCCCTCGCGGTAGCTGTCCATCCATGGGTCTAGTTCGTCAGACTTCCCCGCGAAGGCGGAATACGGGAACACCGCCCCGATCATGACATACGTGTTGAAGTGAATGCTCATTCCCCCTCCTCCTTGCTGGCGAGAGGGGCGGCGGCAATCATGGCCTGCCATACAGCTTTGGTAATCCAGGTTTGGACCTCAATGGTGCCGATCACGTCCCCGCCGACGTTGTCCATGGCAGCGACCATACCGGCCTCGCGCATCTCGGGCGTCGGCTCTCTCGGCACCATCACCATCTCTCTCCCTGAGGACAGGGCGGAGATGATCGTGTCGAGGTCTGCCTTGCTGAGACGGGGGCTGACAAACGGGTCTTTCGGATACGTCTCAAGATACGCTCGCAACTCTTCCAATCGTTTCACCAAATCGGTCATATCGTTCTGCCTTTCACGAGGCTTTGGCATAGAGGGGCGGTAACCATTTGTTAACTTCCACGCCGCAGACTTCCCGATGCGAACCGACTCGCTGGTAGTCGGGCTCGTTCCCAAGCAGAGTTGGTCCTCTGCAACTCAGGTCGCGGTGTTGTTGCGGCCTTTCTTTTTGGGCTGATGGCGAAGTTCATTTGGACCTCCGCTCGAGCGTGCCATCCATCTTTCGCTTCCAAGGCGAGTCCTTGCTGCCGGGGATGGGCGGGCCTTTGCGAGTCTTGATACCCAGATGCCGGCGCTTGATCCGCTTCGACCTAGCCGCGGCGCGATGATCGGCAGCGTCCTTCGCAGCCTTATGAGACCAATGGGCGGGGCCAAGCTCGCTATCCTCGTCAGGTCCTCCAAGCTCCAAGGCTCGCGGATGCTCGATGAACCAGTCATCTCGAGCGCCATCGATCGGCTCGCCGCACAGGATGCAGATGCCTTTATTCTGTTCCCAGATCTTGAGGGCGCGGCTCGGCGTCATCTTCCGACGCTTCGTCGTGCCAACGTCTTCGCAGATGCGGAAGGCCATTAGGCAGCCCTCCCGACGTTCCGAGTCAGCGTCTCAGGCTGGATACCGATCATCTCCGCCAGCACGTCAAGAACCTTGTTCTTGCTCTCCTGGAAAGCCTTCTTGCCCATGGCCGCTGTAGACTGGCTCTGAGCCGTGAAGACCCGAACGACAGCCTCAGACACGGTGACGATGGCAAACGGGTCCATCGGTTTGACGAAGGCAGCGACACGCTGCGCCTCTGCCTTGCTTGCGCAGACGATTGACCGCTCATCACGGTAGCCGGCGCGTATCAGGGCATACTTGCGGAGGTGCTCAGCCGTGGGGAAGCGCTCTGCCTGATCTTCAGGCAGGTTCATCCAGGCTTCTTGTACGGCCGCGAAGAAGTGATTGTGCGAGGCCTGTGAGCGGTGCTCCTGAACGGCAAGGCGGTAGACGTCACCGACCACGAAGGCCGCGTCACACTCCCGGGTGAACCGAGCATGCGGGACCATTGCCTCGCCATTCCACTGAAAGAGGATAGGGGCCGTCATCGGCCGGCCCTCGCGCTGCCAAAGGACTGACGCTTCGCCGCGATCTCGTCCGCAATGCTGATCTTCTCAGCATCTGTGGCATTCTCATACAGATTGATATTCCCCGGCTCATTCGTCAGAGCGTCTAGGGCGGCGTGATTACGTGTCTCTTTGATAGCAGCAATGAGATCCGCCACCGTCTGGACCGCCCGCGAGACAGCCTGGGGCTTTGACTCATGCCTCGGCGGGCTGCGATCCATGGCCCGCTCACCGTCGTCATCGTCCGTCGGTGGCACACCAAGAACGGCCATGAGTGAGTAGCGCAGCCCGTAGGTGATGGCAGAGCCGACGCCCTGCGGATCGCGCTTCACCACCGGCATGTGCAGCGTCGAGCGGATCCACTGCCCACTGTTGTGCATAAGCATGGTCGTGATCTCGACAGCCCCGTCCACCAGAGCGCCAGGCGCCTGAGTGAACGCAAGCCCGTGCTTGTTTAGGACCGGCTTGGATGTATCGATCACTGCCTCAAGTGATGCGTAGGAGTTCTTGAAGTGCGGGTTCTTGCTGTCTTTCTGGACGCCCTTCATTTCGGCCTGTGCGAGGTTGAGGGCTTCTGACAGCTTTGTGATGTCTTGGGAGTGCTCAATCATCTTACTTCACCCGAACGGTAAGGGTCTGGGACGGGGCGGAAAGCGATGCGCCAGGCACGACCTCTCCCTGTTCAAGAGCGGCTTTGATCGCGGTCTTATCGGGTGAGCGGACAACCTTGCAGAGTTGCGAGGGGATGGCCGTCTCGTCCTCGATCACGACGCTCGGACGGGTATTGGTCAGAGCGGCCGTGAAGTCGGGCGCTTCCAGCTTCGGCAACCCCAACGTCTGCATGGCCTGTTTGGCGATGGCCCGGAGCGTGTCTGCCTTGTTCTCGAAGCGCTGCCGGCGCTCCTTCATCTCGGCTTCCATGTCTTTGACTGCCTTGGACTGAGCCTCAGCCCAGCGGGCAGCGCGGAGCATCCGGCGTAACCGTTCCAAAGCATCGCACTCGCTTTCGACAAGCGCCTCGAAGTCGGGATCATCCGGCGTAATGCCTGCGTCCTTAAGTGCCTGGACGACAAAGGCAGCGGTGGCGATCTCCTGCGAGAAGGTCTGATTGGCGGTCATGCGTGCTTACTCCGCTGCGATAAGGTGAGGGTTGTTCAGATCGGCGCGGAGCTGCTGAACTTTCGCGTGGGTGAGCCGCAGATCGCGGGCGGCAAGCTCAAGGCATTGAGCGGCATAGAGCAGATCGTAATCGGCCTGGCCGATGCTCTGGGCTGTGTCCTTGGCGTAGACGCGGGCCATGTGAGCATCGCGGGCGAGCTTGTCGGCATCGCGCTTGATGCGGGTGACGGCGGCACCGAAGGCCATGTGATCGAAGTCTGGCATCAGGCTTTGTCCTTCGGCAGCTTCAGAACGGGTTTGGGAAGACCAAGCTCCTTGCAGAGCCGGGAGGTTGTTTCGATCTTGCGGCGGGCGATGCGCTTGGTTTCAGGGCCTCGCCAGCGGGGAGTGATGACGACGGGCTTCATGGGCGCAGAACCCAGATGGAATGAAACAAGACGCCAAGGGCGGTGAGCGTGATGGCTCCGACGATCAGCAGGATGATCGTCTGGGCTCTCTCGCAGAAGGCACGGCAGTCAGGCTTGCTGAAGGACATGGATGCCCCTCCGCTTCTCTGCCTCGCGACGGGTGAGGGCTTCGTCCGAATGACGCAGCTTGCGGACAGCGTTGTTCAGATGACCTCTGACCTTCCTGTCCTCAGTCGTTCTGGCGAACGTATCGGCGACTTCGATCAGGAGTGCGCGCTCTTCTTTGCTGAACCGGGGCATCACCGCACCTCGTACTCGGCCTTCACAGGCCACAGGCAATCGATGAGGCCTCGAGCTGCTGCGGCGAGAACCAACAGCAGGACCAAGGAGCCCATTAAGGTGTTGTAGGCGCCCATCACGCAGCCCCTCCGAAGTCGTTGAGGTCGATGCGATCCTCATCCGTGCCGCCGCAAGGGCAGGGCTCAGACACGTAGTCAGCAGGGAACCAGGCACGAGGGTTGATCATGCGGATCGTGACACCGCGCCCAGCGCAATGAGGGCAGGCAGGCTGATCGTTCTCAGCCAGAGCGTCTCTGACCGCGATCTGTTCGACGGTGATCAATGGGATCGCACGAAGGCGAGTAGGGAAGCGGATGACGTTAGACATGTGCGCGCGCCTCCAACTTGCGGATCAAATCGTAGAGACGGCGGCGCAGGTCATCCGCCGTGCCCATGCCGAGCAGACCAAGCGCCTTGTCGGCATCCTTCAGCGTGGCGAGAGTCTCGCTCGCGAGCATCTGCTCAGGGGTGCGGTGCCGCTTCATGTCGCGCATGGCGCCTGCCCAGTTGATGGTGCGCTGGCGCATCAGGCTGCCTCCTTCTCTGAGCGGAGGCTTGCGGCAATCGAGAAGGCCCGCTTGCCGATATTGTTCATGGAAGTGCGGTGGCGCTCGTTGTAGGCCGCGCGCTCTTCTGTGGAGCGGCCCTGCCAGTCCTCGCGAGCTAGCCTTCCGCCATAGAGAAAGCTCTCAAGCGCCGCGCAGATTTCGGGCAGGCGGCGAGCCTTCAAGCCGTTGAACCATGTCTCAAGATCGGTGCCGAACTTCTCCTTGGCCCATTCGTCGGAGCCCCCGAAGAGGAAGCTCGGAACACGGTCATGACCCTTCTCGAAGGGTTCAGCCGCATAATGTCCGCCGCCCACCAGAAAGATGGCAGCGGCGGCAATCTCCAGATCAGGAGCTTCGAAGGTGTACGGATCGCTCGGATTGATGACGTCGTATGAGACCATCTCAGTAGCTCCCACCGAGAGCCACACAGCAGAGGCCGACAACACCGAGCAGGAACACGACGGCAAAACCATCGCGGGCGAGTTCAAGAAGGAAGGTGGAGAGGGGTTGCATCGGGGGTAATCCGTCGGAGCGGTTTCGATGCGTTCAGTCTGCACGGAAAAATCCGTATGTCAACGACAAAAAACGGAAATTTCCTTGCGATCGTTTCCGTACGTGCTAGATTTGGTACGGAAGGATTGTTCATGGATTGTTCTCCGCAATCCACAGACAAGAAAGCCCGGCACTGGGCCGGGCTGTGGATTATGTATAGTTGGGTGGTGGAGAGTTGAGATGCTGACGCCGAATGAAATTCACGCTCTTGAGCAGGTTAATCTGAATGTTGCGAAGGAGGCCCATATTCAGACAGAGAAGTATCTTCTTGATGTTCTAGAGGTCAAAAAGTCCGTTGAGCAGAAGGCAACCACTCTATTCAGCGCTTACGCAACTATCGCGCTCGCGTTGTTTGGTCTTGCAGCTGCGATTATGAAGGATGCGGTCACAAGTCTTTCACCTTGGCCCTTTGCCGTCGCTGGTGCGTTCCTCGTTTTAGGAATGGCATGCTTTATCTGGGCGAACTGGCCAATGCGGTATGGGTTCACTGGCAGTCTGCCGTCGATGTGGCTGGTGCGTGGCCGGATTGACGGTGGCGATGAGGCTTTGGCCGATATGTACGCCTATCTCACCCAGTCGCAGCAGGCCCGGATCGATGCGAGCCAACGGAGCAACGCGCGCAAGGTTCTAGCCCTTCAATTGGGCATGGGAGCCGGAGCATTGGCGCCCCTTGCCCTTGCCGGATGGGCTACTTGGTCTTGGTACTTCTATCCTTAGGTACTTCGCTGCGGGTGCCAACAAGCCCCTCCTGTGATGGCGGTGGTGGCTTCTCGTTGGGCGGCGGTCTGTCCTTATCCTTGTCGCTCATAGCTTCTCCTGCTCCGCTGCAAGTTGTTTCTTCCTGCCGCGAGAGCGGCGGAGCCCTCGCGCGCATGCACGTGAGGACTATCCCGAGTCATCTGCCGGCAAGGATCACATTCGACGTGGCCTTGCTGCTTACTTCCACGGTTTCATAGAAGTTAGCCCCGGACGGAACGTAGCTGCCTGGGACTGACCAGAAGACTTGTGTCTGAACCAAGTAGCTCCCTGGTGCTACGTTCTCAAACACGAAGCGGCCCTCGGCGTCGGCCTTTGTTTTACGGGTGTATTGCTCATACTCGGGAGGAGTGTTCTCGATCTTTTTGCCAAAGAAGGTCGACTTATTCCCACCGTAGATGGCCGCGAACCGCTCGCGCGCGTAGGCGGTCGCCGGGATTAGATAAACATCCTCACCTGCGGCTTTTACAACGCCACCACCTTGCTGGCGGAGGAACGCCTGGCCCTCGATGCGACCTGAGCCTTGCTGATGGATATACGCTGCGGCCTTAGGGTCGAAAGTGGCCTGAACTGTTGCCGTGCTTACGCACGCGCTTGCCAGCACTGCCACCGCGACAGTCGCTACGATTTTCGTGATCATGTGCCCCCAAGTCCTATTCTAGAGCCTTGTTACCTTGCATACGACGCGTCCAATTACCTGAAGGTCATCTGCAAGGATCTCATCTGTCCCATGGGCGGGATTGTCAGACTTGATTCGTATTTTGACTGGATTGCTGCCCTTCACAACCTCGAGCCGCTTCACCGCGATGCCAATACCGTCGAAGATCGCGAAAAGGCCGTCTGGCGAAGGGGCTGTCTGGCTGCGATTGATCATCACCCGATCGCCGGGAAGTAGAGTAGGGATCATCGAGTCGCCATCAACCGGGATGAAATCGACCTCGGCTTCCTTAGCTCGCAGTTCGGTGTGCAGATAGTCCACCGGCAGGCGCCACACGGCCCTGACACCGTCCAAGACTTTGCCATCAACCATCACGCCGGGCGCAAGGCCACCCTCGCCAAGGCCGCCCACCACATTCCGTTCTGGTACTTCTCCCGGCTGGAGATCGCCGCGCTGTATCCGGATCTCCACCGCATGATTGGCTCGGTCCTCAATGAACTCCGGATCTGGGTCAAACTCCTGGCCGACTGGAACGCGCCGAACGGTGTCGTCTTCCTCGATTTCGTACTTAAACAGTGACCCCGGCTTCAATGCGAACTCCTCCTCAAGAGCCGTCACCTCCGCCGCTCCGATGGACTTCTTTCGTCCATTCAGGAAATCGCGAAGGTAGTCGGGCTTGCGACCGATCTTCTTCGCCAAGTTGGTCGGATCTACCCCTTTGGAGTCAATCAGTGCTGCGAGGTTGGCGCGAAGGCGCTCGGGGCTATTCTGTCTCATAGGCGGAATTATCCGCTTTCTTCCAAGTGGAAGCGACACGGAAATTTCCTGTTGCAAGTACGGAAAAATCCGTTCATTATGCGGACATGGAAGAGACATTACGCGCCCACCTTTTTGAATGCGCCGCTTTGTTCGAGGAGGCAACGGGGATCACCCCCGCGACCGTCGGCAAGCGTGCACTCAACGACAACACCTACTTTGCCCGGATATCTTCTGGGCAGGGGTTCACGATCCGCACCTACGATAGGGTGATGGAATGGCTCTCTGACAACTGGCCCGCGGATGTTGCGTGGCCGGCTGATGTGCCGAGGCCTACGCCTCCGGAGCGACCGCACCCTTTTCAAGACGACGTTCCGGCAAGCGCAGTCGTTGAAGCCGCGTAACTCACGCATCTCCGACAGCGCACGAGAACGGCTTTTCATTTTTCGGAAGGTGCGAGCAGCAGCATGAACTACCCCAATTTTATTGAAGCACAGGTGATTTGCCGAGGCCTCTGCGCACGAGTGGTAACTCCGGCGAGTACCACTTCCGGGCTTTTATTTTCCCGCATCGGCCAATCCTCCCGAGCCGGTGCCAACTGCGCGGGCGACCATGTGCAACCGTTCCCTCCGGTCGCCCGCGCCTTTCTTCTTCTCACCACGCTTCGGCATAAGCTGCTTCAGGACGCGGCGAACGTGAGCGCGCACTTCTCGGTCGCTCGCTCCCTTCGTCTCTTTGCAATCGCCCATCGTTCCAGCCCCCATTCCCTGGATGGGAATATCGCCCTCGTCGGCCAAGCAATCACCTCAAATCGCTAGGCAAACATTCCATGAACGCTCGAAATCCCTATTCAGCCATCAAAGCCGCCTTTGATCATGACGTTGATCGCCTCGGCGGCGTGGTTGTCGCCGCCAGCAAGAGCCGCGTCGGCCAGGCCCTGATCTCCCGCTACTCGTCGATCTCCGATCAGAACATCACCACGCATGTGCCGGCGGATGTCCTTCTCGACATCACCATGGAGATTGTCCGCAGGGGAGGAGAGCCGGAAACCCTTCGCGTCCTCGCAGATCTGGCAGGGTTCAAGCTCGTGCCTCGCAACACAACCGAGGCGGAGGGTGAAACACTCATCCAGCATCTGGCCGACACGACTCGCGCGCAGGCGCGTCTCTCGACCACCATCGCAGACGCCCTGGCAGATGGCCGTCTCGATCCCGCAGAAAAGATAGCAATCGATGATGCAGCTGCTGCCGAAGAGAAGGAACTCGCGGAACTCCGTGAGGACCTGAAACCCACGACCGCCATCATTCCGATCCGGGGAACCGCAGCATGAGCGAGATTGAACGCACACAGCTCAAGTCCATCGTCGAACGCATCGAGCGCATCGAAGGCGAAATCGTCGAACTCAACGCGGACAAGCGTGATGTCTACGCCGAAGCCAAGGCCATGGGCTATGACGTGAAGGTTCTCAAGCAAGTCATCGGCCTGCGCCGCAAGGATCTGCCCGCCGTACAAGAACAGAATGCGATCCTTGCTCTGTACCTGTCCGAACTCGGCATGTTCAGTCTCGCTCAGGATGTCGAGAAGACAACACCTGAGAGCGTTCCTGCTCTCGCACGTGCGCGTGCACGTGTACGCGAGGAGAGGCCGATGACCGAGCTGCAGCGCCGATACGGAATTGGGGCTTGATCATGGCAGTGCCTTTCCCGAACCCGACAACCCTTGAGCAGATGCAGGCCAATCGACGGGCACTCAACGCTACGTTCTTTTCGGTGCGACCCCGCATGAAGAACAATCTGCCTGAGACGCCTGTACCAGATGAGCCGGAGCTGGACGAGCCAGAGCTCGATGACGTGCGGCACCGGCAGTTAAGTGAGCGAGAGGCCTGCATCCTTGATGCCGTGGCAACCAGGGCTGAGATTCAGCTCGACGACATGCTGACCAGCCTGTCCAAGGTTGCAGCTCTCGCTCGGCAGGTGGCTGTCGTAGTCCTGACCCGCTCACTCACATCCGAGCCGACCCATGCCGCGATCATCTGCGGGCTGACTTTTGGCGCGGCTGGCCGAGCGCTTCAGGAGTTTGATCCGGTCATAAGCGCAGAGGCACTGCCGATCCTCAACGATCCGCTGTCGTGTATCTCCCCGCTCTGGAACCATGCGGCCCTGAACCTACAGAACCGCCGCACGGCTTCTCTGGCTGAGTGCCTCGTCGCGGCCTCTAGGGCTTCCATGGTGTCGGTCCATGACATGAAGACCGGGCGCCGTACTCAGTCGCTCGTGAGGGCCCGCCAGATCGCGATGTGGTTGGCGACCCAGTTCACGCTAATGTCGCTGCCGGCCATCGGGCGCGGTCTCGGCGGGCGCGATCATACCACGATCCTCCACGGTTCGCGCGTGGTCGCAAAGATCGCGGAAACGATCAACCCTGGCGATGACTGGGGTTTGCAGCAATGGGCGGATGCGCTCTGGGCAGCTGACTGGACCGCCAGCAAGGGCAGGGGGGCGCGGGCATGATCGCTGGGCTCACTCTCAAGCAGGATGAGCTCTTTCGGTTCATCGTCTCCTATTTCGAGCAGCATGGCGTCTCGCCGTCGTTCGATGAGATGAAGGAGGCGCTTGGGCTCCGTTCGAAATCCAGCATCCATCGGTTGCTTGAAGCCTTGGAGGCCCGGGGACGGATCCGCAGAGAGCATGGGCTCGCCCGGGCCATCGTCATCCAACCATCTGCATCAGTGTTTCCCGTGGAGCTTTCGCAGCGTGCCATGACGCTGGTGCGGAGTGCAGCCGCGCGCCGGAAAGTGTCGCCAGCGGCCTTCATCCAGGAAGCCGTTGAGGCGCATCTGCGCCAGGCAGGTGCTGCATGAAAGCGCGCGTCTCTGAAGCGGCCATCCAGAAGGCGATCATCCATCATTGGCGAACCTTCGGGCTGCCTGGCACGCTGGTCGCCGCTATCCCGAACCAGAACGCCTTCGGACAGGCTGGGCTCTGCAAAGGGTTGTTCGATCTGCTGGTGATCGGCGGGACGGTGGGTGTCGGCTTCCTTGAACTCAAGACTGAAACCGGAAAGCTGCGCCCCGAGCAGAAAGCGTTTCGGGATCTGCTGATCGTCAACGGTACGCCCTACGCAGTCACCCATGGCCGCGACGAGCCGATCCGCGTGCTTGAGGGCTGGGGCGTCGTGCGCAAGCGGGCGAGGGCGGCGGCATGACGTGGCCTTTCGATCCTCTCCAACAGGGCCGATATCGCGTGATCTATGCTGATCCGCCGTGGAAGTTCTCTTCTGGCCCGAGCCGCAACCCGCGCAATCATTATCCGACCATGTCACTCAAGGACATCGCGGCCCTGCCCGTCAATCAGCTCGCGCACCCTGATGGCTGCCGGCTGTTCATGTGGACGACCATGCCGCTCCTGCACAAGGTGCCAGAAATCCTGAAGGCCTGGGGCTTCCGATACTCGACCGCACGCGTGTGGGGCAAGCTGTGGTCGTCCGAGGATGAGATGTTCATCTACGCCGACAGCCTTGCCCGTGGCACTGGCTACGAGGTCGTGAACAATTGCGAGCTGCTTATCATCGCCAAGCGCGGTAAGCCGGAGCAGCTCGTGGCCAACAAGCCTGCCAGCCTGTTCTTCGCTCGCCGGCGAGAGCACAGTCGCAAGCCTGAGAAGACAAGAGACGAGATTGCAAATCTGTTCGAAGGCCCACGCTGTGAGCTGTTCGCGCGCTCGTCGGCACCAGGCTGGGAGGCTTGGGGCAACGAGACCACCAAGTTCGACGAGGTGGCCGCATGAGTTTCCAAGCCATGGCATGGGCTGCGGCCCAGAAAACAGGCTCACCAGCGCGCAAAGCGCTTCTCTTGGCCATCGCCAACTATGCGGATGAGGATGGCGTCTGCTGGCCTTCGCGCGAGACCCTGGCTGAGGATTCCGAGCAATCGATCGACAGCGTGGATCGGCACATCAAGGAGCTTGAGGCTGCGGGCTTCATCAAGCGCAGCGCGCGTGCCGGTCGCCGTGCCGACGGCGGCGAGCAGAGCAAACTCATCACGATCCTTTTCAGCCGTGAACGACTGAAGAACGACCTAGCGTCAAACCGGAGGAGCACACACAAGGGATTGGGACCTCAGCCGCAAATTGCGGCCGAGGGGTCAGCCGCAGATTGCGGCGACCTCAGCCGCACCATGCGGGGGAGCTCAGCCGCAAATTGCGGCCCTAACCTATCAGAAGAACCTATCACTGAACCTACCCCCCTAACCCCCGAGGGGGAATTGCGTGCGGGATCTTCGATTGATTTGGAGGAAGTCCCATCCAAAACGGCAAGCGCACGCTTCGATCGCTTCCGGGAGGCCTGGCCAGCAGATCCGACGATCAACTGGGAGCGCGTCGAGAGCGGCTTCTACCGCATGCCGGCGGAGGCCCAGGAGAATGCGTCCAAGGTGGCTCGCCGCTACGTGGAGTTCTGCCGTCGGGAAGGGCGCAAGCTGAAGGCCCCACAGAACTGGCTTCGCGAAAAGGGCTGGGCTGGCTTCCTCGAGGAAGAGCGCAAGGCGGCGGCTGCCGTTGAGCGCGGCCGGACCATGATCTGGGTTCAGGAAGGTACGCGTGCCTGGGAGGCCTGGAAGGCGCATTTCGAGGCGCAAGGCAAGCCGATGAAGACACCGATGCAGACGAAAGCAGAGAAGGGCTTGGGGTGGTTTTTCCCCGCGCTCTTCCCGTCGAACGAAGGTGCGGCATGAGGCTAGGTTTCAACGAGTACGATGCACTCCTGCGCATATGCGCCATCGCTATTCCAGCCACGGATGACCCGAAGCTTAGAGCGTCTCTCGTCTCGGCATCTCGGAAGTTAGAGGCCTCTCGGAACTCAAAGACGCATATGACTGTATCCGATCGAAAGTACGCGGTTCGGTCGAGCCGGAAACCTGAAGCCGCAAAAGGGAAGGCAGCATGACCAATCTCCCCCGCCTCCAGCTGTCTGCCGATATCGGACAGGTTCACTACGCCAGAGCACGGATCCGCCCCCGTGCTCTCCGCACACCTGTGGTTTCACCTACATGGTACGTCGTGCTCACCAATCCCAAATGCGAAGAGCGGGCGAGGGCAGGGCTGGATGCTCTCGGCTATGCCACCTTCCTCCCGAAAGAGACGGTCTGGGCTCGAGTGCCGAAGCATCGTCAGAAGCCAGGTCATCCGAAGAAGGTGAAGGTTGAGCGCCCGCTCTTCCCGGGCTATCTGTTCTTCGGGCTAGATAAGGGCGTGCATCCCTTTGAGCCGGTTCGCCTGACGGATGGCGTGTATTCGATCCTCATGAATGCAGGCGAGTATCTGGCACTGCCGGCCGGCCTCATTGACGGCATGATCGAGAAGCAGGAACGCGGCGAGCACGACAAGACGATTAAGCTGGCAGAGAAGCTCGCTGAATTGATTGGGGCAAACATCACCGTGCCCGAAGGCCACCTTGCTGGTTTCGTCGCCACCATCAAGAAAGCCACAGAAAAGGGAGTGGACTGCGAAGTAATTCACAACGGGAAGCGGATAACGGTGCGGCTGGGTCTTGAAACTGTGCAGTGCCTTTGATAGTTATTCCTATCAGGACGACTGGCAAAAACAGTGCGCTCTCTTGAGCGTCGGCCAACCCAGGAGGCGAGGATGTAACCGCTCTCCCCATATCGGTTTTTATGCCCCGGCGAGACGATCGCACGGGGCTTTTTTACGTCCTCAGCAGATCTACCAGCGCGATGGCATCCTGCCTGACTGGAAGAGGCGCTAGGGCAGGGTTCTTCAGATCAACAGCGCGCATCATGGCGACTCTCTCGGCGGCCAGCCGGTGCAGCATCCGATACTCCGACTCTCCAGCCTCAATTGCCTGATAGGCGCGTAGGCTTAAACCCATCTCCTCAGCCATCTGCTTCTGAGTGAAGTCGAGGCTCTTGCGAAGCTCAATCAGGTCTTCCTTGAGATATGCTTCACTCATTGAACGGTCCCTTGGTGTAGTCTATATTCTGTGAGGAACCGGGAGAGCCTTTCGACTCCCCCGGCCCCTCCGGGTTACAGGGTAATGGAAAGGGTCAGTTTCCGTTTACCCCACCGGAGTTCGATGGTGAGCTTGATGCTCATATCGACCTCCGTGTTCGTCAGGCACAATTACCTGACACCATCTTTATACGCAGAAACCGCGTAAGGCGCAAGCGCTTTGCGCGGTTTTTTCGTATTTGTTTGTAGCACCGGAATGCCCTCCAAGCGCAAATCCTACACCCGAGACGACGGCGCTCTCATGGTAGAGATCCGTCCTCACCTGTATGTTGAAGAGAGCATCGCTGAGAGGCTGGGGCTGTTGAGGTAGACGGAGGGTCGGAACGGCCTAAGAAATCATTTCTTAGGCTGGCGCTCATCGCTGACGACAATTGATTTGGCGCGCTCTGAAACGATCCACTTTGGCATTGTAACTGTTCGGCCTAGTGCGGCTTCAGTGTCGGACCGCGTTTTCTTCAGGGCAGCGACTGCTGCGTTCATATCAGGGAAATTCCCAACGAGCGTAGTATTCGGAAGACGGTGCCACTCAGTGCCACCAGCCAGAATCCAGTAGTTCCAGCCGTTTTCTCGGGCCTTCTCTAAGAATTTAGCGTGAGGGCTCGGGTTGGTTTCCTGCAGGTCATAACTCGCGATAAATGCTGCCATTCAATTCTCCTTCTGATTGGCAGGAACATCCTTTCAGAAGGCGCGCAGGGGAACAAACCCAATCGTTAACCATACGCGCAATCCCCACATTTCCCGTTCATCCACATCCTCCATCATATTCGCTTGCCCAAGCCCCTCGACCACAAAGCAAGGCAGAGAGAGCACGACGCCAAGCGCAGGGCAGAGCAGCCTTGGAGAGCTTGGTACAACACCCCTGAATGGAAGGCGGCCAGGAAGACCCAGCTAGAGCGCCAGCCTTACTGCGAGCGCCACCTCAAGAGGGGTGAGAAGGTCAGGGCCTCAGTCGTGAACCACGTCGGCAGGCATGGAGGCAACTGGCAGCGCTTCATCTGCGGCCCCTTCGAGAGCGTCTGCAAGCCCTGCCATGACAGCGCAATCCAGAGGGAAGAGAAGCGCGGTCTATCGTGTGTGGGTGTGGATGTGACGGGCAGGCCGACTGACCCAAGCCACCCATGGAACCGAAGGTGAGACATGCAGATCGGTATGGTCGAAGGCGCAACCCGCATCCTCGGCAAGTCACAAGGGTACCTCGGGCTGCCTGTGCGCGACGAGCTGCTGAACTGTAGCGTCAATGGTGAGGGCACGCCAGCTATGACGACGGCTTGGTTCCCGACACCCGATGAGATCGCGGCTATCGTGGCAGGTGCCCCGGTGCATGTCCGCATCCTCGGCACCGCACACCCGCCCATCATGGTCGAAGTCGGGGCGCCCCCTGCCGAAGAGTGATGATATCACATCAGAGCCCGGGGGGTAACAAAGTTCACGCCCGATAGGGGGCGAGACCGACCGGGGCCCTCCGTTCGCACTGCGATGAAATTTAGGAAGGGGGGTTTCGGCCATCCCCTTCGGGGATGAACCGTGACATTGACGTCAATTCAGGGCGGCGACGGCGTTCCGGCCGAACCAGATTGGTCGCAGCTCTTTTCTGATGAACTCGATATTGCTCTTGCCCACGACGAGTGGGGGCTCGTGATCCGCAGCCTGCAGGATGCGCAGACGCTCGCGATCGAGAACGGCCACATGATCGAGCGCCTGGTGATGTACCGGGTGCAGTTCACCCGGGCGGCCAGGGAAGTCGCCGAGCACGGCACGATCATGAAGGCGAAGCGGACCAAGGTCCCGCAGGTGAATCCGTACTGGAGCATCATGCGCCAGGCAGGCGAGGAGATCAGGGTCCTCGAAGTGGAGCTCGGCATCCCGCCTGTTCGACGTGGCAAGGCGGCGAAGGTGCAACGTGGCAAGAAAGCCCAAAGGGCAGCAGACGCCTACCTCAAGCCGGTATCCAAATGACCCGACGACCGCATGGGCGGTCGATGTGGTCGAGGGCCGGATCATTGCAGGGGAGATCGTCAGGCACGCGGCCGAGCGCCATCTTCGCGATCTGAAGGACGGGCAGGCCCGCGGGCTACATTGGTCGCCTGAGAAGGCGGCTCACGCTCTCGGGTTCTTCCCGGCGGTGCTGTCTGTGACGGCCGGCGCGAAAGCAGGAGAGCCATTCCACCCGCTGCCGTGGCACACCTTCGTCATCGGCTCGCTGTTCGGATGGCGCAAGGATAGTGGCCGGATGCGGTTCCGCGCCGGCTGGCTGGAGACAGGAAAGGGGCAGGCGAAATCGCCGCTGATGGCCGCCATCGGGATCTACCTGATGGGCTATTACGGCATCCCGCGTTCGGAGATCTACTCCATCGGTCAGGACCGGGCCACGGCGAACGTGCTGTTCAAGGACGCTGTCGCAATGTGCCGGGCTCCGATCCCTGGCGGTGACGAGTCGGACACTCTCGAGGAGAGAGGCGAGGTCGTCATCCGCGGCGAGGGCGACAACGCCTGGAAGATCGAGCACCCGGAGACGAGCTCCAAGTTCCAGTCGCTTGCCAACGGCGAGGCCATCTCGGGTCCGCGCCCGACTGCGGTGCTGGCCGACGAGATCCACGAATTCAAGCACGGCACATCGATTGAGACCTGGCGCCGCGCCATTGCGAAGATGCCAGGTGACGCGATCATGCTGCTGGGCACCAACACCCCGGCTTCGACGCAGATCGTCGGGACGGAATACAGCGAGTTCTACCAGAAGGTGGCCAAGGGCGAGATCAGGGATGATGAGGCCTTCGCCTTCATCGCCCGGGTCGACAAGGCGGACCGGGAGACGATCTTCGACAACGAGCAGGTCTGGGCAAAGGCTTTGCCGGCACTCGGCGTGACGTTCCCGATTGAGAACATCCGAGGCGAGGTCAACACAGCCCGCCAGCTGCTCTCGACGGCCCTGTCGGTCAAGCGCCTCTACTTCGGCATTCCGATTGGTGCCATCGACTTCTGGATTGCGGAGGAAGCATGGTCCGACGTTCAGGGGAAAGTTGACCCGGAGGAACTGAAAGGCTGCCGCTGCTGGCTCTCGCTGGATCTGTCGCAGAAGAATGACCTGACGGCCCTGACGGCGGTCTGGATCGATGACGACGGGCATCTCTGGGCGAAGACCTGGTACTGGACCACGAAGCAGGGACTGGCGGACCGGGCGCGCGCCGATCAGGCGCCGTACGAGCAATGGGTGGCCGACAAGCACCTGACAGCCGTCGATGGTGCAGTGATCGACAAGACCTATGTCGCGCAGCAGGTGGCGAAGATCGTCGCCGAGCATGATGTGCAGTTCCTGGCTTTCGATCCGGCCGGCATGGCGGACTTCATGAAGGCCTGCGAGGACGTGGGCCTCGATGTCTGGAAATACGAAGGACCGGACAAGCCCGAAGGGCAGGGGCTCAAGCTCGTGAGCCATGCGCAGGGCACGCGGGTCATGTTCGAGGACAAGCAGCTCTGCATGCCGCGGTCCATTGAGCGGCTTGAGGACCGGATCCTCACCGGAGGCATCACGATTGATGCCTCGCCAGTGACTTACTCCTGCGCGGCAAACGCTGCCCTCGCCAGTGACGGGCAGAAGAACCGCGCCTTCGACAAGAAGCGGTCGCGCGGTCGAATCGACGGACTGGTGACGATAGCCATGGCGACGGGTGCGGCGGATGCGGACCTTCAAGGACTTGGGCCGAGTGTCTACGAGACGCGCGGCATCCGAATGGTGTGAGGCGGATGGGCTTCTTTGACTTCTTCAGGCCTCAACCGGCGAAGGCAGAACTACGCGATTCAGCGCCGAAAGCCGCAGCTGAGTTTTACGCCTTGGATGACCCCGCACTCGTGCAGTTTCTGCGCGATGGGCTGGAATCTTCCTCGGGTGTTACAGTCAGTGTCACGAATGCCCTGGCGAATCCGGCCGTTTTTCGTTCGGTGAGCCTGATTTCGTACTCTATTGGGATGCTGCCGCTGCATCTGATCGACAGCGAGACCAAGGAGAAGGCGAAGGACCATCCGCTCTTCCAGATCCTGCACCGGGAGCCGAACAACTGGCAGACGGCGTTCGATTTCCGCACCTTGATGCAACTCCGGGCCCTCGTGAAGGGCAATGCCTATGCCATGATCGTGCGCTCCCGGGACCTGCGGGGCAGAGAAGAGCGGATCATCAGGCTCGTGCCGCTCAATCCAGATCTGGTGACTATCGTCCAGAATGATGATTGGTCGATCCATTACGAATATCAGCCGATCAAAGGCGGCAAGAGGATCCTCAAACCCGAAGAGGTCTTCCACCTTCGGGGCCTGTCGCTCGATGGTCTGAATGGTCTTTCGCTCGTGCAGCAGGCGAGAAATGCCATCGGACTTGCCATCGCTGCGGATCTTGCTCTTGGTCGTGTATTCAAAAACGGCAGTTTCGTCGACGGCACACTGGAGACCGACAAAACCCTGAGCGATACGGCCTACGCTCGCCTCAAGGCTTCATGGGAAGCCCGCTACAGCGGCGCCGATAATGCGGGAAAGACGCCTATCCTGGAGGAGGGTGTCAAGTACGCGAACAAGGGCCCGAACCCGAAGGATGCGCAGTCCAACGAGACGCGCGCGCGACAGGTCGAGGAGATTGCTCGCGTGTTCGGCATCCCTCGTCCGCTCCTGATGGTCGACGAGACGAGCTGGGGGTCCGGTATCGATGTGCTGGGGCAGTTTTTCGTCCGCTATGCGCTGAATCCATGGTTCGAGGCATGGCAGCAGGCCATCGAGCGCTCCCTGCTCGTGGGGCCGGAGAAGAATCGATACGAGGCCAAGTTCAATGCCGGGGCCTTGCTCCGCGGCTCCATGAAGGACCAGGGCGAGTTCTTCGCTAAAGCACTCGGCGCCGGCGGTCATAAGCCCTGGATGGAAGCGAACGAGGTTCGCGACATGCTCGACATGCCCGAGCATCCCGATGGCAAAGGACTTGTGAATCCCATGACACAGAAGGCAGGCCAGACGATTCCTGCCGATGGAGGTGGTAGCAATGCCGCGTAACCTGAAGGTGTTCGCCATGGCCAGGCCGGCAGCGATGCCTCTGCCGGTCCGGCAGGATGTTCATGCATTCACGAAGCCGGATGTCTTCGACAAGTGGTCGGAGGATGCGGCCGGCATCCGCGCGCTTGAGCGCGGCGACAACGTGATCACCATGTTCGATACAATCGGTGAAGATTATTGGACCGGCGGCGGGATCACGGCGAAGAAGGTCGCCGCCCAGCTGCGCGCAATCGGCGACCGCCCTGTTGAGATCCAGATCAACTCGCCGGGCGGCGACATGTTCGAAGGGATTGCGATCTACAATGTCCTCCGCGAGCATCCCCAGGACATCACGGTCAAGATCATGGGCATGGCGGCCTCTGCCGCTTCCATCATCGCCATGGCTGGCGACAACATCCAGATCGGCGCCGCCTCCTTCATCATGATCCATAACTGCTGGGTTCTCGCTATCGGGAACCGGCACGATATGGCGGAGACGGCCGAATGGCTGGCTCCCTTTGACCAGGCCATGGTCGATCTTTACGCCGCTCGCTCCGGCCAGGATCCGAAGGATATCGCGAAGTGGATGGATGCTGAGACCTACATGTCCGGTTCCCAGGCCATCGAACGCGGTTTTGCCGATGCGCTACTGGCAGCTGATGCGATGACGACCGACACCGAGGCACAGTCCAAGGACCGACAGGTCAATGAGCTTCGCGCCATGGAGCTTCAACTGGTTTCTGCGGGCCTCACGCGCTCTGAGGCGCGGGCTCGCATCAACAAAATCAAGGGCACGCCCGGCGCTGCCATTGACTCCGCTGCTACGCCTGGCGCTGGCGGCACCGATTATTCCGGCCTCGCCGGAGTTCTTGCAGACCTTCAGAATATGAGGAATCTCTGAAATGAGACACGTCCCGCCGGGCGCTTTCGCCCTTTCCAATCCCCTTCGCGCCATCCCGCGTGCTATCATCGGCAACGGTGTTCGTGCCGACAATACCGATCCCAAGGCGATGATCGCCGCCGTTCAGACGGCTGTAACTGAGCTTCGGGCTTCTCTTGAAGAGAAGCTGAAAAGCAAGGTCGATGATGCCGTTCTCAATGAGAAGATCGATCGCATCGATGGCGCCGTCGACACGGCTCAAAAGGCCATTGACGAAATGAACGCCAAGCTCGCGGCCGCGAGTCTTGGAGGCGCCGGCATCGGCGACCTTCCGGCCACGGATCCCGAGTATGTGAAGTCCTTCAAGGCTCACATGCGCAAGGGCGATGTGAACGCCGCCCTTCAGAAGGGGACGGACGCGGATGGTGGCTACCTCGCTCCCGTGGAATGGGACCGCACGATCACGAACAAGCTGAAGCTCGTTTCGCCGATCCGGCAGTATGCCACCGTGCAGCCGATCTCGACGGCCGGCTTCAAGAAGCTCTTTAACGACCGCGCGATCGGCTCCGGATGGGTCGGTGAGACGGCTCCGCGGCCTGCCACCAGCACGCCGCAGATCGGACAGCTGGACTTCATCCCGGGTGAGCTCTACGCCAACCCGGCTGCAACCCAGCAGCTCCTCGACGACGCGGCTATCGACATCGAGCAGTGGCTCGCCAATGAGGTCGATACCGAGTTCGCCCGTCAGGAAGGCATCGCCTTCGTCTCGGGCGATGGTGCCAACAAGCCCTATGGCTTCCTCACCTACGTCACCGGTGGGGCCAATGCGACCCGCCATCCATTCGGCGCCATTGAGGTGATCAACAGCGGCGCTGCCGCGGCCTACACCTCCGATGCGGTCATCGATATGGTCTACGCCCTTCCGGCCATGTACCAGGCGAATGCCCGCTTCTTTGCCAACCGCCTTTCGTTCGGCGCTCTCCGTAAACTGAAGGACGGCAACGGAAACTATCTCTGGCAGCCGTCCTTCCAGGCGGGCCAGCCTTCCACGCTGGCGGGGACCGAGCTGGTGGACGTGCCGGACATGCCGGCGGCAACGGCGGGGAATCTGGCGCTCGCCTATGGCGACATGGCCGAGACCTACCTCATCATCGACCGCATCGGCATCCGTGTTCTTCGCGATCCCTATACCAACAAGCCCTTCGTGCATTTCTACACTACGAAGCGCGTCGGCGGCGGCGTGAAGAACCCCAATGCCATGAAGGTCATGAAGATCGGCACCGGCGCCTAACCCGCTCCACAACGACGACGATCAGGGCCCCTTTCCGGGGCCCTTTTTGTAGGTGGACTTCTTACCCCATCGATGGAGAACGACCATGGCTGCTACCAAGAAGACCTCTGCCACGACGGAGACCAACGAGAAGAAGGCGAACGTCGCCCCGGCGACCGAGTTCGACCCGTCCGGCGCTCCGATCCAGACCGTCGCCGATGTGGACCCGTCCCATCCGGCAGTGGATGACAATCCGCGCGCCAACACGACCGAACTGCAGAACCGCATCGACTTCAACGATCCGACCAAGGACGGAGCCGAGGTGGTTGCGGAAAAGCTGAAACAGGACAAGTGATCATGCTGACCGTTGTGACGCCGGCGTCAAGCACCCGGCTTACGACCGTTGCGGCCGTCCGTGCCGAAACCGGCGTCACGGCGGAACAGCTCGACGATTCTGGAGTAGAGGCGCTCATCGATGTCGCCTCTGGTCTGGTAGCCGAGTATTGCAATCGGGTTTTTGCCCGAGAGACGGTGCGCGAGACATTCCTAGGGCCTGTCGCCAGCCCCATCATCCTCATGCGGGTCCCTGTGGTTGCCGTCGACGGAGTTCGCGTGGCTGGCGCGGACCTCGCGGCCACAGATTTCCGCCTTGACGGCGGGGCCGGGATGGTTTTCCGGCTGTCCGGCCACAGCGTCATCGGCTGGCGCCCGGGCGCGATAGAAATCACCTACACAGCCGGGTTCGTCCTGCCCGGCGAGAGTGGCCGAAACCTGCCCATGATGGTTGAGCGGGCAACGGTGCTCATCGCATCCGCCATCTACTCGGCTCGACAGCGAGATGTTCTCGTGAAGAGCGAGAGCGTCGATGGCGTCAGTCGGACGGACTACTGGATGCCGGGGCAGGGCTCCGCGCTACCGCACCCCGAGGCCGAAGGTCTGCTCAAGCCCTTCGTGATGCCGAGACTGTTCTGAATGACCCCTCAGCAGGCCATCGCAAAGCTGGATCGCGCCATTGCGAAGAACGGGCAGACCGTGAGCCTGCGCCGTGGAACGTCCAGCGCGCCGACTGCGACCGCTACGCTCAAAGCGCACGTGCGCGGGTACGATCCTGACGAGCTGGTCGGCGGCATCACGCAGAAGGACAGCAAGGTCATCCTGTCCCCATCGAGCCTGAAGGCTTGGCCCGGTGGTATGCTGCAAGAAAACGACTGGATCACCATCGACGGGCGCGTGCGCTCCATCGTGGCGGCGGTCCCGCTGAAGATGAACGATGTGCTGGTCCGCATTGAGCTTCAGGTGAGGGGTTGATGGCCGTTCGCACGCGCATCACCCCGATCAACCGCAACATCGAGTTGATCATGCAGCGGTCGCTCTCGCCGCAGGCGCAGAGTGTGCGTCTGGCGTCTTACGCCAGGGCGCGGCTAGCCGAGGCGCAGGAGATCAATCGGCAGGCACTCGGCCGCGTCCCGCCGCATGAAACGTTCGTCGACCGCCGGCAGGGCGCACCGCTGGAGTCCGTGAAGCCGGATGGTTTGATCGTATTCGACTTCGAGCTTCTGGACGATCTCTTCGCCTGGATTGGCGAGCAGCTTGTGATTCATGCGCCTGTTCTGACCGGCGAGTATCAACGCTCCTTCGTCTTCTTCGCCGATGGCGTCGAGGTGGATCCGGGCGCACAGGTGCCGCCGGCGCAGGAATACGTGTTCCTGAATACGCAGCCCTATGCCCGCAAGATCGAGCGCGGCCTGTCTGATCAGGCGCCCGATGGCGTGTTCCAGGCCGTGGCGACCCTTGCCAAGGAGCGTTTCGGCAACATGGCATCGATCCGATTCTCATATCGGGCTTTGAACGAAGGCGGCATCATGGCCTATCAGCCGGCTGGATCGGCAGCGGCGCGCGACAGGCGAGGTCGCTTTACGGCAGCCGGGGCGGATCGTTCGGCGCAGAAGCTGGAGAACTCCCTCCGCACACCCGCCATCGTGATCACGTTGAGGTAAGCATGGCGAGCGAAGCCGTTGTGAACGCTGTGGTCGCCCGCCTTGCGGCCAACTGGAACAAGGCTCGGCTGGTGGGCGTGAACTTGAACGAGAATGCCCCGGCGGATGGCTCGGCCTTCATTGCCGTGCAGTATCCGGTGGCGAACGAAGAGCAGATCTCGGTTGGCTCGCCTGGTGCGAACGTGTGGCGGGAGGAAGGTGTCTTCCGGCTCGTCATCAACGTGGAGCGCGGCGACGGTGTGACCAAAGGCCTGCAATGGGCCGATGAGCTGCGGGCTCTGTTCCGCGGCAAGCACTTCGACGGCGTGGAGACCTTCGCGCCGTCGCCGCCCGCCATCGACGACCGCAACGACATCGGGAACTACTTCCAACTTTCGGTTGCCGTCCCCTACCAGTTCGACCGCATCGGCTGACCTTCCCTTTCATCGCAGGAGACCAAACCCATGGCTTACGCTACTGGCGCCAGCCGCCGCGTCGCTTATGTCGCGGAGACTGCTTACGGGCAGACGCCCGCTACGCCCTCGTTCAAGACGCTGCGCACCACCGGCGGCGGCCTGCGGACGAACAAGTCGACGGCGACCTCTCAGGAGGTTCAGGTTGACCGCAATATTCGCGACGAGATCCTGACCGGCATGGACGTGACGGGCTCTTACCCGTTCGAGTTCTCCTATGGCAGCTTTGACGATATTCTCGCGGCGGCTCTCTTCAACAACTGGGCCACGGACGTGCTCAAGAACGGCATAACCCGCCAGAGCCTCACCTTTGAGGAAACTCTGACGGTCGGCGGCGTGGAAAACTATCGCCGCTTCATGGGCGTAATGGTCAACTCCATCAGCTTCGATATCGCCTCCCGGCAGATCGTCACCGGCACGATGGACCTGATGGGCATCCGCGAGGAACTGGACGACGCTCCAGTGACAGGCGCCACCTATGCGGCCCCGGCCGCCACTCCGGTGATGTCGTCCTCCGCCAGCGTGGCGAACCTTGCCGTGACGGGTCTGGGCACCAACCCGCCGACCCGCACGCTGAACCTGCAGATTGCCAACAACCTGCGCAACCGCCCGCTGGTCGGCAATGTCTACTCCGACGAGCTCGGCGAGGGCATGTGCGACGTGACCGGCACGATCGAGACCTATTTCCAGTCGAACGACCTGTACCAGAAGGTCCTCGATCATGGATCCGGCTCGATCACGTTCACGCTCGGCCTCACATCCGGTGAGAAATACACCTTCCTGCTGCCGAAGGTGATCTTCGGCAACGGCGAGGTGCGCGCCGGCGGCCAGAGCGACGACGTGATCGTCAGCATGCCGATCCGTGCCGTCTACGATCCGACCGAACAGTGCAGCATCAAGATCACGAGGGCAGTGGCATGAAGTCCGTAGAGATCATCGACACCTTCGACGGCTATCCGGCCTCGAAGAAGGTCAGTTTCACCAAGGGCGAGATCGTTGAGGTGTCGGATTCCTATGCCGACATCCTCGTCGCCAAGGGCCTCGCCAAGGAAACCACCAAGACCGGGCCCAAGGCCACGGCAAGGAAGGACGCTCAGAATGGAGCTGAATGATATCGCGATCGACGCCACACGGTTCGAGCAGGGGGCCTGGGTCGACAACATCCCGGAGATGGGCGACCTTCGCCTGAAGGTCCGTGGCGTCGGCAATGCTGATTACCGCAAGCTGCAGGCCCGGCTCATCGACGCTCTGCCGCGCGCCAAGAAACAGGGCGGCAAGATCGATCCTGAGGAACTCGACCGCATCACTGCGACGTGCCTGCACGAGACGGTGCTGCTGGATTGGGATGGCATCATGATCAATGGGCAGCCCGCCCCTTATTCCAAGGAGCAGGCGAAGGAGCTTCTGACCAATCCGAAGTGGCGCCGGTTCCGCGATGCGGTGGCCTGGGCTGCCAGCATCGTCGCTGACGAGGGTGCTCTCGGCATCGAGGACGACGCAAAAAACTGACAGACGCCCTGCTGTGGCGGCTGTCCTGGGGGCAGAACGGTATATCCGAATGGCTTCAGGAGGTGGCCGCCGAGCGGGGCGAAGATCTGGCGCAGTCCGTTGCCGACCGGCCGGAAGTCGCACCACACCTTCTCTTCGTGTGGCGAGCGTTCTGGGATCTCAACAACGACCGCCCGCTCGGCTTCGGGGCCGCGGGCCCCATCCCCTTCACCGCCGTCGACCGCTACGCCGCTCGCTACGGGATTACCGATCCCGACGAGTTCGAGCGGTTCTTCTTCCTCCTCCGCAGCATGGACGGCTCGTACATGACTGAGATGGCGAAGCGCAAACCTCGCAAATAGGCCTTATCATGGCAGCACAGAACACCATTGATACCGTGACCGTCCGCGGGGTCTCTGAAGGGTTGGATAAACTTGCGTCGGACCTCGATAAGGTAAAGCAAGCGCAGGAGGGCCTTGGAAAGGCGGGGGAGGAGACTGCAAAATTCTTCGACAAGCCCGCTCCCCGTCAGCTTGATGTCGGCAAGGCATTCGAGCGCCTGACGGCACAGATCGACCCCGCTTTCCGGGCGCAGCAGCAGATGGCGCGGGGGCAGGAGATCCTCGATCGGGCCTTCAACCAGGGCAAGATCGATGCGGATCAGTATGCCGCTTCGCTGGAGAAGCTACGTGCGCGGTATGGCCAGCTCGGACCCGCTAACAGTAACCTCCTGTCACAGACCGGCAACCTTGCGGCACAGTTCAACGACATTGCCGTGCAGTTGGCAGCCGGAACGAGCCCCCTGACTGTCGCCCTTCAGCAGGGCACCCAGATCGGGCAGGTTCTAGGCGATGGTCCCGGTGGTGCTCGTGGCGCAGTCGCCGCTCTTGGCGGGGCCTTCATGTCCCTGATCAGCCCGGTCAACCTCGTCACAATCGGTGCGATTGCAGCCGGCGGCGCTCTTATCCAGTATTTCACCAGTGCAAGCGAAAAGGTCGAAACCCTTGAGGATCGGCTCAAAGCGCATGCTGATCTGATCCGCTCGGTAAAGGACGCTTATGGCGATGCGGCCAAAGGTCTTGAGGATTACGCCACAAAGAGCGCAGCGGTGCTGGAAACCCAGCTGCGTGCCCAGATGGAGCGCCTGAAGGGGGATGTCCAGCGGCTTTCATTCGAGCTCTACTACAGCATGGTGCAGTCCACGGGGGCCGCATTCACGGACATGGCCACTGGTGCGGGCTTCGGCGGGGTCAATCTTGAACTTGACCCGAAATACAAGGACTTCGCTTCAGCCTTCGAACGCCTGAACCAACTAACTGCAGATGGCTTGCCGGATATCCGCGCCTATGTCGAAGAGGTTGCTCGGATTGCGCAGGCATCGGATAGCACGCAGGTCAAGGCCCTAGCCGGAGAATTGATCAATAAGGCAAATGCGGCGCTGCAAGCCCAGGAGGCACTTGAGCGGGATGCCCGCGCCGTCGGTATTCTAGGCGACTCCATCTCGAGCAATCTCGGGAACGTGAAGGAATTCGAGAAGGCTCTTCGCGACCTATCGAATATCGCACTTCCGAAACTCAGTGATCTGGAGAAAGCGCGCGAAGCCTACGAGAAGATGTTGGCGAATACGGACACTGATACTGGACGGCAAATGGCTGAGGAGGCGTTCCGGGCAGCTCAGCAGCGCATCATGGACAGGGAAGCCGAGAAGAAGGCAGAGGAGGCCCGTCGCAAAGCAGAGGCTGATGCCCGCCGCGGCGCGCGCGGAGCGCAGGCCGATGAAGATGCGTTCCAGCGCGCCCTCACCACGGCTCAAGGCCGTACCCAACAGATCCAGGAGGAAACCCGCCTCTACGGTCAATACGGTGGAGAATTGGAAGCAGCGCGCCTGCGGATCGAACTGGAGACAGCCGCCAAGAAGCGCGGGCTCGATATCTCTGCCGATATGCAGCGTGCCATCGACGCCGAAGTCGAAGGCCGCCGCGCCGCTGTCGAGCAGCTGGAGGCCATTCGCGAACGGCAGGAGGCACTCAATGCCGCTCAGCAGTACTTCGGAGACATGGCCACGGACGCCCTGTCGGATCTTCTGATCGAGGGCAAGAACGTCGAGGACGTGTTCAACAACATCGCAAAGAGCATTGCCAATGCGGCGTTGCAAGCGGCTCTGATGGGGCAGGGCCCGTTGGCAGGTCTGTTTGGCACTGCTGGTGCGAATGGCCAAATGGGCGGGCTCTTCGGCACATTGTTCAGTGGCCTGAAAGCGGCATGGCCATTTGCTAATGGCGGCATCATGACCGAGCATGGTTCGCTCCCCCTGAACAAGTATGCCGATGGCGGTGTAGCGCGCACTCCTCAATTGGCTCTCTTCGGTGAGGGGCGCATGCCGGAGGCCTATGTGCCTCTGCCGGACGGCCGGTCCATTCCCGTTACCATGCAGGGGGTGCCTGCTCAGGCAAACACCAATCGTCCGGAAATCCATATTCACGAGGCCCCGGGCACTAAGACATCCGTGAAGGAGTCGGATGGCCCCAATGGCGCTCGGTGGGACATCCAGGTTGAGCAGCTCTTCGGCAGCATGATCTCTGAAGGGCGCTTCGATAAGCAGCTGAAACAGCGCTTCGGCGTCAGTGCGATGAGGGGCCGCTAATGCCGACCTGGCCCGCCGGTCTCCCCTATCAATCGCTGCGGGACGGCTACCAGATCCCGCAGTTGGGCTCTGCTCCGGTCAAGTCAGAGATGCAGTCGGGCAAGATCCGGATGCGCCGACAGTTCACGGTCAACATCACGACCATGAACTGGTCGCGGGACTTTACCGCTGAGCAGATGGGCGTCTTCCGCAGCTTTGTCATGAATGGTCTGGCTGCTGGCACGGCTGAGTTCACCATGCCGGTCTGGAACGCTTCAACGAAGAGCTATGTCGAGCGCACCGTGCAGATTGATGACGCCGTGGCAGGCATCGGTGAGAGCGATCTGGGCGCTGGGCGCACGCTCGTGACCATGGTTTTGAAAGTGCAGGGGCTCGTCTAAGTGCCAATCTCCGCAACGCAAGCCTGTGAGGCTAATATGAAGAACCCCAGCATTATTCAGATCGGGGCACTCCAACTCATTCGATCGGACTCAGGCTCCGTCTTGCGCATCTTTGCTGACGAGCTTACCCCTGATGACGCCAAGAAGGCCCTCAAGGAGTTCGAGAGAGTAGCCGACGCTCGCGGCGTCTCGCTCGATGGGGATACCCTCGGTGATAGTACCCTTAACCTCCCTGATTAGCTGGTCGGAGAGATCATCAAACCAAGGTCCTGCCTGATAGCCGTGCTCTTCTGCCATCTTGTTTAAGGTGATGCGGAGAGAGTTCGTCATAACTCCCATCGCAGTGCACGCTTCGTCCATATGTGCGGGCATTCGCATCGAGAAATTCGGCTTCTTCGGTTCTTGTGTCAAACTAGTCTCCATCGGTTGAGTCGCATCTCCGATGGTAACGGGCCGGGACGATGCCGCAAGGCACCCCGGCCCAACACCTCCCCAGGACAATCTCATGCCTATCAGTGCAACGCAGGCCTGGGCCGAGGCCGCCGCCTCAGCGCCCAAGGACGAGGTCATGCTCCCGACTATGGAGTTGATCCATCCGACATTTGTCGAGAATGGACAACCCGCTCCGATCCGGGCCGTGAGGAATACCGTCGATATGAACCTTCGCCTCGAATCGGGGGCACCAGTGGGCGGGGGCTTGGTGGTGCCCTTCAAAGCTATCCCCTTTGAAATCGACTACCCCCGCATCAGCAGTCTCGGCGTAGAGTCCACGATCCGCCTCGATAACGTGAATCGAGAGGCCGGGAAGTATCTGCCCGAGGCTGTGAAGATCAACACGCCTATCATTGCAATCTTCCGCGGCTATCTGGCCTCTGACCCCGACACTGTAGGGCAGGGACCATATCGCCTCGTTCTTCGGAATGTGAAACGCATGGGACGCCACCTTGAAGGGCAGCTTTCGATTGCCCGCCCGCAGAGCATGCGCGTGATGCGCGAGGTCTATGATATGGTTCGTTTCCCATCCCTGTTGCAGGCGTCGTGATGGATCGTCTCGCCTTTCTGGAAAGCCTCGTCGGCAAGCCCTACAGGATCGGGGCGCGCGGACCCGACGAGTTCGATTGTTATGGCCTCGCCCGCCATATCCAGTTGGAACTCGCCGGAATCGACATGCCGGACGTAGCCTTTGCCGAACCCACGACCCGGGCCCAGGCTGAAGCGATGCTCGTCCATCCCGAGCGCCAGGCCTGGGACGAGGTCACGGAAGCCGAGGTGCGGGATCTCGATCTCGTGCTGATGGGCAATGTCGCCAAGCGGGATTTCCATCTCGGCACCTATGTCAAACTCACCACGGCAGGCGCCGTGCTCCACATCGACCGGCATGCAGGTGTCGTGGTCGATGATATTCCGGCGCTGCGGGCTTCGGGGTTTAACTTTTTGAGATTTTGGCGTCGGAAGCCTTCAGCTTCCTGCCTTCTTGGAGGTAAGTATGGCGTTTAGGTTCAATGGCAATCTGGTCATTGCTGGTTGGTATGAGCCGGATTTCAACGGCCACCTGATTGTGGCCGGCACGATTTACTGCCATCCCCCGCTGGAAAAGGCCTCCTGACCGATGCCTCTTGCTGTAAAGCATAATCTCCTGGTCTTCGACCCGGAGCGCGATGACGTTCGCCTGCCTGAGGCTGGGCTCGTGCTCCCCATTGCCGAGCACAAGACCCGCAAGCGCAAGCCGACGATCGAGCAGCTCATTAAGGAGACCGGCTGGCGCTTCGATCTGCCGACCGTCTGCAAGGTGAACGGAGTCTATTACAGCCGCACCGAATGGGCCACGCACCGGCTGGCCGCCAACGATAACGTCGAGTTTCTCTCTCGCCCGCTTGGCAGTTGGGGCGGCGGCGGATCCTCGGGCAAGAGCATCGGCGCCATCCTCGCGATGGTGGCGCTCACCGCACTCGCGCCATGGGCGGCGGGTCTCGCGTTCGGCGCTGGCACGACCATGGCCTCTATTGGCTCCTCGCTGCTGATCGCAGGCGGCGCGATGGCGATCAGCCATTTCCTCAAGCCGAAGGCCGGTGGCCAGACGGACGAGAAGGATCAGCTCTATTCCTTCGGCTTCGGTGGCAACCAGGCCCGCCCGCTCCAGCCGATTCCGGTAGGCTATGGCCGCACGTTGTCGTTCCCAGATTTCGCCGCGCCCAAATACAGCGAGTACGACGGCGACAACATGACGGAGTACGCGCTGCTGGCCCTCGGATGCGGCAGCTACGACATCGAGGAGCTGAGGATCGCGGACACCCGCATCTGGACGAAGAGCGGCGGCTACAATCCGAGCTTCCCCGGCATCACGATCCAGATCCGCGACCCGGGCGAGAAGGTGACGCTCTTCCCGGTCAATGTCGTCACGGCGTCCGAGGTCTCCGGCATCGAACTGTCCCAGGACTTCACCGCAGGCTTCACGGCGAACGCGGCCGGGACGCTGGCACGGTCTCTCCTGATCGATTTCATCTTCCCATCCGGCTGCTTCTGGATGTGGAAGGGTGAACTGAGAGAGCAGCCTGTCGGCGTCGAGGTGCAGATCCGGCCGGTCAACAACGCAGGCGCTCCGACAGGAGATTGGACCACGGTCTGGGCTCACGTCTACCGGTACTCCAAGCAGTCGCAGATCCGCATCACCGAGCGGATCGACGTGCCTGATGGCCGGTTTGAGGTGCGGGCACGGCGCACGAACACGCCGATCGAGGACATGCCCTCGGATCCACGGCTCTCAGGTGCGGACAATATTGTTTGGTCGGCGCTGCGAGCGCATATCGATGGGCCGAATTCCTTCCCGCGCGTGACGACCATTGCCATTCGCGCCCGGGCGAACGAGGCCCTGCAGGGCATCATGAACGGACAGGTAGGTGTCATCGCGACCCGCAGGATCCCGGTCTGGAACGGAACGACATTCGTTGAACAGCCATCCCGTTCCATCGCGTGGGCTGCACTCGATATGTGGCGCAACGCGAACTATGGCGCGGGTCTGCCGCTCGAGCAGGTCGACTTCCAGAGCTTCTATGCCTACGACCAGCTCTGGAGCGGACTGGGCCACACCTTCGATCATGTCTTCAAAGAGCCGCAGACGCTGGACGACGCGCTTGAGACGATCCTGAAGGCTGGCCGTGCGATGCCCGCACCCGTGGGCGATCGTCTGACCATTGTGCGTGACGAGCCCCGCGGGCTCCCGCGCATGATGTTTACGGATTACGACATCGTGCGGGACAGTCTCTCCATCGACTACACCCTGGCTGATGATGATATCGCTGACGGCATCGTGGGCGAGTACATCGACCAGACGACGTTCCGGCTGGCTGAGGTCTCGTCGGCCCCGACCGGAACGACGCTCGCCAAGCCCGCGCGGGTGCAACTCCTAGGGGTTTCCAAGCGCTCACAGGCTGTCGGCCTCGTGCGGTTCATGGCGGCCGAGAACAAGAACCGTCGCATCACCGTGTCATGGACGGCCAGGGCTGAAGGCCGCCTGCTCAAGCGCGGGGATCTGGTGAAGCTTTGCTGCGAGGAGCCGGAGACCTGGGGCCAGTCGGCGGAAGTCATGTCCTATGACAACGCCACGCGCACGCTCACCTTCGACCACGATCTGGAATGGAGCGCCACCGGCAGCCACTACGTCGAGGTGCGGCGCCGGGACGGACAGCCGTGGGGGCCGGTGCGGGTCACGCGCGGCACGAGTGCCCGGATTGCGATCGTCAACGCCACTGACCTTGCAACCGAAACGACGCGGCAGGGCATGACGCTGACCGATGCCGTCGCACGCTCGGACTTGGCCGACCGCCCCACTGCCGCCTTCTCGCCAGGGCAGCCGCGCACCTTCCGGGTGCTCATCACCGAGGGCACACCGGACACGGACGGGGAGCACATCACGCTGACCGGCGTGGTGGACGACCTTGCCGTCTATGACATCAACGAAGACGGCGTCGAGCCGCTGCCGAACATCCCCGACGTGTTCTCGTCGGCAATCCCGGTTGTCACGACGCTGGGCGCTCAAGTCTATCAACGTGGGGTCAACCTCATCCTGCAGGCGGGCTGGCAGCCGGCGAGGGGAGCGGTGAGCTATATCGCTGATGTGTCCTATGATGGCGGCCAGACCTGGGTCCGGGCCTATGAGGGCGACAAGACCACCTTCGAGGCGATTGTCGCGGGGGCCCAGGCCATTCGGCTGCGGGTGGCCGGCATCACGGCCAGGAACACGATGGGCGCCTTCAGCATCGTGATCGTGAACCCGCCCCCGCTGGTTCTGGCGAACGACTTCATCATGATGAAGGTCCAGCCGGACGACCTGATCCCGGATCTTGCACGGCGCATGGACAGCCTCGATATCCTGCTCCAGACGGCCGACCTTGCCGGTGAGGGGATCGTCTTGGCCGAAGAGGCGAACGATCAGGCCAGGGCGGCCATCACTCAGATCGCGGAAGTGGAGGTGACGGCAGACAAGGCGCTGGCGATCTTCGGCACCGACGTGGTCGCAGAGTACGACGAGAACGCGATCACCGTGGGCGAGCGCATCACGGCCGTGTCGGATGTCACGGGGCAACTGATCGGCGCCTGGAAGGTGACGCTCAACTCCAACGGCTTCTTCGGCGGCCTGCAACTCGTCGGCGCTCAGGGGCCGGAGGGATCGCCGCAGAGCGAGTTCAAGATTGCGGTCGACAAGTTCCTCGTGGGAGCGCCCGGGAACGGCTTCGGCGCCGAGGCAGTCTTCTCGATCGGCACCCGCAACGGCGTCGGCCGCATGGTGCTGCGCGGTGACTTCATCGCAGACGGCTCGATCAATGCGAACCAGATCAACGTCGTGGCTCTATCGGCGATCAGCGCGAACATCGGAACGGTTACGTCGTCCAGCGACGTAACAACCGCGGGCGGGTTCCGCCTCGATGGCCCCAACCGTCGTATCGAGGTCTGGGACTGAGCTATGGCACGACGCATCGTGATGGGTAGGATCGGCACAGCCTATGACCTTCGCATATCAAGGCAGGGGTATGACGCCGCGACAGGTGATATCAACAACAATCGGGTCATCTCGTTTTCGGCCTTGAGGGACGCAAACGCAAAAGCCGTTTCTGTTGGTGAAATCACGGGGTTGTTCCAATGGGTCAGCTTGGGGGCATCCTACACTGCGCCGCCGCCGTGCATTTTCGCGCTCAAACGCAGCGGGGAAATGGTGATCGATCAGATTGAAAGGCAATACTTTGTGGGCGACTTCGATTTAGGCTGGTGGGACGGTACGCCCTATGCGCTTGTCGTTTCCCAAACAGCTGTCATGATCGGCGTCCCGTTCCCCAAGCAGTCGCCTATCTCAACCGGCGATAAATTCATCTTCATGACGGTGCGGCCATGACGCGGCGGATCATCCTCGGTCAGCGCGGGTCGCAATACGGCTTATGGGTCTCGCCAGCCGGGTCGGACGCCGGGACGGTCAGCGATGCAGCCGCTCTGTTTTCCATGAGCACAAAGCATCTTATGGCTGTCGCCTCCGGGACTTTCACCTGCCCTTCTGGCGGCAATCGAACCCGAGTGAGTTTCGGGAAAACCTTTCCTGTGGTGCCATTCCTGTTCTGCGGGCGCTTGGTGGAGTTCCCGACATTCGCGACCGTTTACAGCGATGTCGATCAATCCGGCTTTTACGCCAGAGCTGGCGAGTCGATTGAAGACCCGGGGACATATCCAGCGGCGGGCCAAACCATTCGATGGTTCGCCTTCATGAAAAACCAAGGGTAGGCCGATGACGCGGCGGATCGTTCTCGGGAGAGTCGGCACTGAATATGTGTTTCGCGTCTCCCGCGCGGGGTATGACGCGGCGACCGCCGATCTGGACGGGCTGCTGTTCGATGCGGACCATATCCCGGCCCGATGGGAGAATGAGGGGACAATCACTTGCCCTGGCGGCCGCAATCCTGTCAGCGGCGAAGTAGATCTCTGGTATCCGGGCACGGAGACGATCTCGCATGGTTCTAACCCGTCCGTCGTCATGGGACTCGCCTATCCCTTATCGCCCGACAATCGGTGGTATTGGGTCCATGCGACGGCTGACCATTTGTCGGGCACTGGCGACACCCACTATCACACTTACGAATTCAGTCATATGGACGGCAATTACTGTTCGCCGCATTGGCTGACATCGGACTACGACAATGGGGATAGCTTGCAACAGTTGCGGGGTGGCTGGAAGTTGCAATGGAACAGCTCGATCATCACCATCACGAATAACTCTCCCTACGCGATCCGTGTGCGCTGGCTCGCGATCAGAATTTAAAATCACAACGGAGTTCAACCCATGATCGTTCAATACGATGCTGATGGGCGCTACATCGGGCATCTCGAGGACGGCTATCCGGCTCGGCCTGATGTGCTCGAAAAGGTTAAACAGGACACCGGCCTTGGCGCCGTCGATGTCCCGCCGCTCTCCCATGAGTGGTGGTATTTCCCAGATGGCGTTCCGACGATCCGCCCACGGCTTGACTACACGATCAGAGAGACGAGAGAGGGCGACGACAAGGTTACGGTGATTTCTGGGATCCCGGCCGGGACAAGGGTCAATGTTCAAGGCCCCGAATTCGGGCAATCGGTCGAGGCGGATGGCGATGATCTTGAGCTCGTCCTGCGCATCCCCGGCGATTACACAATCTCCTTCGATCCGTTCCCCTATCATCCTGTTTCGATCTTCCTGCAAGTTACGGCGACGGAGGTCTGACATGGCGCGTCTTGAAATCGGGCCGGATCTCGAACAGTTTCGCGCGTTGGCGGAGCAGGCCATAGACAAGCATTTCGAGCCTGTCCGCCAGCGAATGGCGCTCTATACGCGCAAGGTATTCGAGGCACGCCGTCATCTGGCAGGCGAGCCATCCGACATGCTCAATCGCGAGGCGCAGCGCAGGCACATCAAGGCCGATGACGTCGCCCGTCAGATTGTCGCCCTGGCCGAAGCCGACGAGCGGACGGAAGACGAGCGGATCGCGCTCAAGATGAAAGTGCGCAAGGCCCTGACTGCCCCCAAGATCCGCAAGATCCTGTCCGACAGCGGCATCAGCATTACCCGCTAACCCTTCCCCACAATCCAAGCCCGCCACCATCGGCCAGGTCTCTCCTGGCCGGGAGATATTCTATGGCCCTCGACCCTTCATACTTTTTCTACAGCGACGGCACGATCACGCTGACCAATGGATCGGATGTCGCCACCGGCGACACGGTGATGTGGGATCCCGCCGTGCTGCCGTTCGACTTCGTGTTTCCGAATGACGGCACTGGAGGCATGACGGTCATCAAGGAGGTGCTGGCCGTCAACCAGATCCGGCTCGCCAAGCCCTGGACCGGACCGACGCTGACGAACGTTCCGTACTTCATGGTGCGGTGGGCCAATCACATCGATCCGCGCTTCTACGCAATCCGTGTGTCGGAGTACCTGGCGCGGTTGAAGGCCATTCCTGACAACATTGATGAGGCTGCGGCTCAGATCCATGCGGACCGCCTGGCTGTCGATGCGGCTATGGTGACGCTCGAGCAGATCGAGGGCGATGTCGACGCCGACCGTCAGGCTGTGGCGGCGGACCGCACGGCCACTGAAAGCGCGGCGAGCGTAGCGGCGGCAAGCGCCGACGAGGCTGAGGCCTGGGCCCAGGCTGCATCATCGGCGGTGCTGCCTGACAATGGCGTCACGAATGCGAAACTGGCTGACATGGCGACCAGCCGGCTCAAGGGGAGGGCCTCGGCGGGTGCCGGAGATCCTGAAGATCTTACGGCGCAGCAGGTGGCGGAATTGCTTTCCGAGTTTGTCTTCCAACCTGGTGACTTCAAGTTCAGCACGCGTTCAACAGCGCCAATTGGGTTTCTCAGGGCGAATGGAGCCGCCCTATCCCGTGCCACCTATGCTCGCCTGTGGGCACATGCACAGACTTCTGGTCTGCTTGCAGCAACGGAAGCGGAAAAGCTGGCGGGCGGCTATGGTCCGGGCGATGGTTCAACGACGTTTACGATCCCTGACCTTCGGGGTGTGTTTTTCCGCGGTTTCGATGACAACCGCGGCATCGATCCCGGCCGCGTGATCGGGTCCGAACAGGGGCAGTCTGTAGAAAACCTGTACGCGAAGATCGCGCTCCGCGGCCAGTCGCCTCAGATTTCCAGCAGCCGTTCCGTGGTTCCAAGCTACAACACCACGCATACCATCACTGGCGCGCCGAATGCCGCCACGGCAACCCAGTCAGAGAACCTCGGTACTGATATTGGCTCGTTTGGTACCGGCGAAACTCGCCCGCGCAACGTCGCCTATCACTGGTTCATCAAATACTGAGGCATCGCATGAAGACCGTTTTTCAGACCGATCCCCAGGGCTATTTCGTCGGCCTGACAGTTGCCGATGAGAGCCCCCTGGAACCCGGCGTCTTCCTGATTCCGGCAGGCGCCGTCGAGATCGAGCCGCCGAGCATTCCGGAGGGCTATCGGGCGCGCTGGACCTCCGGCACATGGGAGCTTGAGAAGATCCCGGAGCCGGAACCGGCACCTGAGCCTGAACCGGACTCTGCTCCGCGCATCGTTGCCATGTGGCGGGCTCGAACCATCATGAAGGTGACACCCTGGGGCGAAGGCACGCTGTTCGATGCGGTGCAAGGCGCGATCGCCACACTCACGGATCCCCTTCAGAAGGCTTCGGCAGAAGAGGCGCTTGAACGGGGCACAGACTTCGACAGGGATGGCGTGTTCGTGCCGATGCTGATGCAGATAGTCGGCGTCAGCGATGAGCAGATGAACGACTTCATGATCCAGGCGGCAGGGCTGCCAGCGTAACCTCTCTTGCACCATGAGGACACCATGACCACCGAGAACTTCGGGCGGGCGCTTTCGCTCGTCCTGAAACATGAAGGCGGGTATGCGGATCACCCAAAAGATCCAGGCGGCGCAACGAACCGGGGGATTACGCTCGAGACCTTGAGCCGGTGGCGTGGCCGGAAGGTAACCAAAGCCGAGGTCAGGGCTCTTACGGTAGAAGAGGCCAGTGCCATTTATCGCGCGAACTATTGGAACGTCGTCAAAGGTGATGACCTTCCAGCGGGTGTGGATCTTGCCGTCTTCGACTTTGCGGTCAACTCCGGCCCAGCACGAGCGGCAAAGCACCTTCAGGCTCTGGTCGGAACGGCAGCGGACGGCGTAGTCGGCCCCAAGACCCTAGCCGCCGTGAAAGCCAAGGACCCCTGGGATCTCATCCGCGAACTTACACGATCACGTCTCGATTTCCTCTCCCGTCTCGACACATGGCCGGTCTTCGGCAAGGGCTGGCGATCCCGCGTGCTCAGCGTCGAGAAGGAGGCCCTTGCGATGGCCGGAGAGGCGCCCGCACCGGTGCCGATCCCACCGCCACCTGACATCGAGCCACGTCCGGCTCCTGTCACCCAGCCCGCTCAACCGAGCGGGTTTTTCTTTGCTGCCCTCAAGAGGCTCCTTGAGGCCCTGTTCGGAAGGAAAGCGTGATGCCCCCCATCATCGGATTGCTGATCCAATACGCTCCTGAACTGATCGGGCTCTTCGCTGGCGGCAAGGCCGGCACGGCGGCTGGCAAGGTGGCTGACGCCGCCAAGGTCATCTTCGGAACTGACGATCCGCAGAAGGCTCAAGCCCAGATCCAGATGAACCCGCAGCTGGCGCAGGCTTTCGTTGAGCAGGCCAAGATCCAGCTCGAGGAAGCGCGCCTTGCCGTTGAAGATGTCGAGGGCGCCAGGCGCCAGACCATCGAACTGGCACAGCAGGGCTCGGCCATCGCCTGGGGCGCTCCGCTGATCTCGGTCATCGTGGTCGTCGGGTTCTTCCTCGTGATGGGCTTGCTGTTCGTTCAGCCGGTCGATCTCCCGCCGCAGCAGGCGCAGCTCCTCAACGTGCTCTTCGGGGCGCTGATCCCGGCCTTCGGAACTGTCGTGCAGTATTGGCTCGGCTCGTCGGCGGGATCCAAGCGCAGCGGAGATGCGGTTAGGGCGATAGCCGAGGCCGTCCTGCCTGCCAGAAAGGCGGCTGACTGACCATGCAGTTCAATTGGGAAGTGAACCTCGCCACCGTCTTCATGATTGCAGGCACTGCCTTGGCCATTATCAAGTTCTGGCTCAATGCGGAGCAGAAGGCGAATCTGGCCGAAAAGCGGGCCACTGAAGCCGCGGACAAGGCCGACAAGGCCCATGAGAAGATCGCGATCCTGCAGGCTACCATGAACGCCCATCAGGTCACGCAGGCTGAACGCCTCGTGTCTCGCGAAGTCCTGCGAGAGGTTGAGGAACGGCTATCGGGTTCGATCGATCAGCTTGGGGCTCGGTTTGAGAAACTTGGCGAGAAGCTCGACGGCTTCGTGAAGGAGCTGATCAGCCATAGAACCGGGGGCGGGTAGGAGGCTCACTGGTCCGAACTAAAGTGCACAGCGGAGCGGCACGGCGGCAACCAAGGGAGAGGCTACACAGAAGGTCATTGAATCCTACGGACACTATCTCTCGACAAGGCTGCAACAGTACCGGCGATAGTTGCTCCTCCCCGAAAATCTATTCAGCTGTGTCGCGTAGCGTTTCCATATTCTCAGCGCTTTGCTGGTCAGGAACGCGACCAATGTGCCTAAAGGATAACTCATAAGCGAAGGGGCGGTCCATCGACCGCCCCTGGGCAACTATGCAGTGCATCGTCATTCGTCATGTCGAAGAGTGTGCCAGTGCCAGTTTTGCACGCAGATTCGAAAGCCTCCTCTTAATGGCTCTTGTATAGCGCTCTTGTACTGACAGAGGCCGTGCTTGGCTCTGCTTACGAACTGGTGCCGGTACTGGTCTCGGCTTCCGCTCATTGACAAGTACCTGTAATGCGCCAAGCAATGGCTCTACGTTAAGATCATGAGGATACGTAAACTCGTCTCCAGCCACGCTGTTAGATCTGATGATGCCGAGATCTGAGAAGTCGAGAGGTGGCGTTCTTGGTAGACCGACCGCCAACATGTGATCTTGGAATTTTGTATCATCTCCAGCAAGTGATCTGCCCCTGCTATAGATGCCCCACCGCGCTGGTATGCCGTATGCGTGCGCTACAATGAGTCCATGCAAGGAGGTTGTGAGAATACGCTCGCAGCTGAGAACTTGATCAATGAAGCGCTCTATCCCAGCGTAACCGTTGCACATCACGTCGATTTCGAGAACATCCTCAGCGGGGCTAGCCTCCTTCTCGTGTACATGGTGCTTAATCAGGCCTAGCTTATAGCGCTTCTCGATTTTCGGATTGTAAATCTTCGGCAACAGAAGCGCCGGGTCGCCAAATATTTCAGGGCATTTCCCACCACTGCGAGTGACCAGCGCGTGTGTTAGCGGGCCACGCACTGCAGTATAGCGAGCAAGTGGGGACAGAGTATCCGTCATACGGGGTGTTCCTGACCCCCACACTGTAGTGTCTTGATTTGCGAACTTGATGATACTGCCGATCGCAAGAACGCCAATACCTCGCTTTGAGGGTTTGGGTGGAATACCAGTTAGCTTCTCGATCAAGTAGGGATTAAGGATGTCTCCGAAGTTCCCAGGATAAGGAGTTTCCATCCACCACAGCGGAATGCGCTGCTGTGGGCGGACCCCTGATGCGACGGCTCGCTCCTCAAGACCAAGCCGCGTCATCATTGCCTGTCCGAAACCGCGGTCTGCTGCGTCTTCAGACGTGATTAGCCGTTCACAGGCAGTTCGTGCACGATCAAGATCCTGTTTCTCAATTGTTAACTCGGCAAGCCTGCGTAGGACTTTTGATGAGCCGGTTGCCGTATACCCTTCTTCAAGCGCTTGAATGGCACCAGGTACGTCCCCGGAAAGACGGGTCAGATACGATTCCTTTAGCGCAACTTCAGGGGTTGCGAGGCCAACCTTTCGACCATACCGCAATATTTGCGATGCGGTTTTTAGATTTTTATCTTTCGAGGCAGCTGCTGCCGCCGTAAGAAAGCTATGTTCGACGAGTCCGCGGGCATTGAAAAGAGTATCGTGCTGAAGAACTTCTGATTTAAATATCTTCACATTGCCGCTAAGACCATGCAGAAATACTGTACTCTCGCTGAGATTATTCTCGCGCAACGCACAAGAATCTTTCGAGAGAATGCCAATGTTCAGATCTTTATCGAATGTCGTCCAGGCCTCATTGAGAAAATAGTCATCCGTAGCTGGGCGCGGTTCCTCGCGCTCGAGCCTGTTCACATACTCAAGAAATTCAATGGAGTTTCTTGAGTTTCCGAAGAAAAGAATTCCAGGGGACCAGAACCGCCCAGTTTTATACGGATCAAATTTGCGAGCAGAAGTGTAGTTTTGTACATAGCCTGCCATATCGAGATGGCAGTTCCGAAGCATCTCTGGGGTTTTGCGGATTTGGGTGTCTACATCTACCCACAAGATCGGACGTTGATGCTCTAACAATTTTTCTAGGTAGAACCGCACCTTGTAGCGACATAGCTCTGCCCAATTGCGAGTTGTACCGGATGCATCCAGGTCAACGATGTCATGGTCAAGGTTAAGTGCGATGCAATTCTGGCGAAGCCTCTTGGCCGCATCATGGTAATATTGATCACCAGAATAGAAGCTGATGATCAGTGGGTATTCGTTATTCATTTAGCCCCTCAGCGACACGCAAGTGTTCTTTAACAGCAAGATGTAAGGACGTTTGCCGCGTTATAACATATTATACGGCGACGATTAAGAATAACTCCCTGATTAGAATGCGTGCGTCAATACTTTTTACTGAGGCATGGTCAGTTCACGAAATATTACAGATTCTAACAAATCGCCTTCACCGGACCGGCTGTTTTCAAGACTGCGGGTGCATACGGCTGCATGAGCCATCCGTGCGATCGTAAGATAATATCCTCATCGCATAGGCAAAAGTTCTAACCACATCTGGTGCTTCCTCAATAAACCGAAGCTAGCTAAAAAAAAGCGCCACGAGGGCGCTCTGAAGGCTCGGCCGCAGGGGCGTCGAAAACGACCGGTGACCAAAGCTTAACAAATAAGGCCACGGTTATATAGTCCGCTCATCCTACCTCTTTAGAGGTACGTATTCCTAGATTGTCTGACCTCAATCGAATCAAGTACGCCTAAGTTGGCCGTGGGGGCATGACGGTACGGGACCGCTGACCAGAACCATCAGAGTTCAGGCGCGGTCCCTTTCCTTTGGGTGCTATTGCTAGCTAGCGCCAATCACTTCAGCCAGTGGCGCGCTCCGCACCATCTGCGAAGCCTGGCTTCTTTGGCGGCGGCACCGTCTTGCCAGGGGAGAGCGAGACCCTCGCGAACCAGCGTCATGCCGACATCGCCGCCCTTTGCTGACAGGCGAGCGAGCGTGCGGCGGTAGCGGTCCTCGCCCTGCCGCTCGATCTCGACTGCCCCGGTCTGGAGCAACTGAGCGAGGCGTTCCTTGGCTCTCAGGGCGAGCTTCAGTTCCGCCTCGCATCGCGAGCGGAAGCTCTCAGGCGCGTCGATGTTGAGGATCCGGATGCGCTCGCGGCGGTAGGCAACCGTATCGCCGTCGATGATCACAAACCGTCTGCCGTCCACAGTTTCAGCTTGTGCGGGATACGTCATGCTGCCGAGAGCGCTGAGGAAGACGAGCGTCGTGCTCAGAACCACGGCGGCTAATTTCTGGCCTTTCGCCAGCCCGCCTGACGTGCCGCAATTTCCGAACAGAACCATCTCTCGCCTTTGAGCCAATCAATCCGCGTTTCCGAGTAATACTCCTGCCCAGGAACGTGATAGATCCGCTCGCCTGTATTCACACTGATATTGCCCTTGATGTGGCACCCGACCATGCTTGGCCCGAAGTCTAGAGCGAGAGGGCTTGCCAAGATGAGCCCCCAAACGAGGACGGAGACCCAAAAGCCTCGTCGCGGCCTTGGTCTCGTGGAACGCCTGCGGGTCGGCGGCTCATAGGAACGTCTTGGACCGGATGCGTGCGCCCAAGGCTTCCGTCTACCGAATCGAGCGATGTCCCCCATGGAAACCCCCAGAGCCCTCACGGATTGATGAGCCGGATGATCTTCCTAGGATCGGGTTGGAGTTCTGGAATGTCACCTAGCCGAAGGGGGTAGGTAGGCTCAGTGCCGTGCGGAGCGAGCGTCGTGCAGCCGCTCCACGGTGGCCCGGATCTCCTCGGCAGGTTTCAATCCCCGGATGCCGATCACACCTCGGTCAATGATCTTCCCGTCCTAGTCCTTGCCGTTGAAGACGGTATCCCGCTCGTCCTTTGACATCTTCAGAGCCGCGCGGGCTTCGGTCTCGACCCGCCATTATTCGGACCAGGTGTTCACGGGCTGGCCGGTGAGTTCGGAGATGGCGGTGGTGTCGCGAGAGTAGGTCATGCGAAGCTTTTGACAGGGAAGGGCACAGGGAAGGGTAAAGTGCGGATTGCCGCTCTCCTTTGGCGATTTCCCGTCGTTAAGGGCGCATCTGGTATAGTGGCTGATTAAATTAGTTCGCCCGTTTGCGGGTCAAACTTGGTCTTGTGTGGGCTGACTGCCTTCTGGTCTGAGATACCGAGGGGGACCAACGGGCAAATTTGCCACCCGGCTTCCTCTCCCTCAGAGAGAGGGTGGCTCCTGACGTAGTCCTCAGCCTCTTTTGAGGTGTAGAATGGCCCCGCTGCCCGTAGAGCGAGTCCCTCCCGGGAGATCAATGCTGCAATATATCGACAAATCTTCACTGACTGCTACCAACAATCCTAGGTGTTCAGAGTGCATTAGGGCCTTAACTCTTAGGTCGTCAAGAATTCCAGACCTTCTTTTGAACTTACTCATACTCACGTCCTCTCGCTGGGCCGGTGCGCCAGGCAAAGCACAGGGGTTCGATGACCTTCCCCGGACTATAGCCGTATCGCTCGCTGAAGAGCCGGTCGTTCATGGGCTTGATCGACAAATGGCCCAGGGCGTCTGGACGAACAATTCGCGACAGATGCCCCGAAGGCAGAGCCAAATTCTCCACTTCTTCATTCCGCCCTCCAAGCCGTGA